CCTAGAATATTATCATAACTATGAGCAGAAGAAGTTATGGATTGTTGAAAAAGAATCGTTTAATAATGGAAAGAGTAACAAATGAACAACGCTAAGATTATTGCAGTAACACAGCCGCTTATTGAATCGTATAAAGATTTGGCTAATAATCCTGTCTATATGACACCCAATGAGTTTATCGCATACACCGCACGAGTATCAAATCCATCCAATCAGCATAACACACTAACATCAGAAAAACTCCTAAAGTATCTAATCGAACATAAGCATTGGTCACCTTTTGAAATGGTTTCTATCACAATGGAAATCAATACAACTCGTGATATCTCACACCAGATCATTCGCCATCGTTCGTTCTCATTCCAAGAGTTTAGCCAGCGTTATGCCGATCCTACTAAGGACATGTCGTTTGTAACGAGAGAAGCAAGACTACAGGACGCTAAGAACCGTCAGAATAGTATTGAGACGGATGATGAAAGGCTGGAGAAAGATTGGTCAGAGATTCAGCGTAATCTGGCAAGTCGTATGCGTGTCAACTATAATTGGGCTATTGAAAAAGGCATTGCCAAAGAACAAGCCAGAGCAATTCTACCAGAAGGTCTAACCACAACCCGTCTATATATGTCAGGGACGCTTCGTTCTTGGATTCATTACATTGACGTTAGAGCCGAAGCAGGCACACAGAAAGAACACCGTCAGGTTGCTCTTGCTGCACAGGAAGAGATTCTAAAACACTTCCCGTCATTGAAAGAGTATTGGTATCCAGAGCCTTGGTTTCATGGTGTTCCTGTGAATAAGTCGGAAGAAGAACCTAAGTCATGGTGGTGGAAGTTTTGGTCATGAATGACGAACTACAAGAATTATATGAAAAACTATTGAAAGCACAACAACCACTTGGTGAAGAATTTGAAAAGGTTTTGTATGAAAACCTTTGGGAACTATACGTTACAGACAACGAGGAAGAATAATGGACAGTTTATATCAGGAATTTATCTATAAGAGCAGATACTCACGCTATCTGCCAGAACAAAATCGCCGTGAGAATTGGGAAGAGACTATCAATCGTTATCTTGACTTTATGTATATGCACCTGCATACAAAACATAGTTATGATATAACACCTGATCTCCGTAAGAGACTATTTGATCATATCCATGACATGAAGGTCATGCCATCTATGCGAGCCTTGATGACATCGGGCCTTGCGTTGAACCGTGATAACACTTGTGGTTATAACTGTTCATTCCTACCTATCGATGATCCAAAGGCTTTTGACGAAGCCATGTTTATTCTTCTATGTGGTACTGGTGTTGGATTCTCTGTTGAACGTCAGTTCATCAATCAACTACCAGAGATTCCAGAGAAGATGTTTGATTCTGAAACTATCATATCTGTCCGTGATAGTAAGGAAGGATGGGCCAAGGCTTTGCGTATGCTTATCGCATTGCTATACACGGGTGAGATTCCCAAGTGGGATCTGACAAAGGTTCGACCAGCAGGTGCTCCTCTAAAGACATTTGGTGGTCGTTCGTCAGGTCCTGGCCCGCTTTCAGAATTGTTTAAGTTTGTTGTTAAGATGTTTAAGAACGCACATGGTCGACGCCTCACATCCCTTGAGTGCCATGACATCATGTGTAAGATAGGCGAGGTCGTAGTAGTCGGAGGCGTTCGTCGCTCCGCAATGATCAGCCTATCTAACTTATCAGATGACCGTATGCGTCATGCTAAAGCAGGTGCTTGGTGGGAAGCAAATCCACAGCGAGCCCTATCAAACAATAGTGCTGTGTATAATGAGAAGCCAGAAGTCGGCACATTCATGCAGGAATGGGTTTCACTATACGAAAGCAAATCAGGAGAGAGAGGATTATTTAGTCGTGAAGCATGTCAGAAAATTGCCAAAAGAAACGGAAGACGCAATCATGATCAGTTATTCGGCACAAACCCGTGTTCTGAAATCATCCTTAGACCATATGGATTTTGTAATCTCACAGAGGTGGTTATCCGAGCCACAGACACTATTGAACAGATTAAGGAGAAGATTGAGATTGCTACTATTCTCGGTACTTTCCAATCTACTCTCACTGATTTCCCGTATCTAAGAAAGATTTGGGTTAAGAACGCCGAAGAAGAAAGACTACTTGGTGTTTCTCTTACAGGCATCTATGACTCCAAACTATTCAACAATCCAGAGGACAAGGGCATCAAAGAACGCCTTGCTTCTCTCCGTGACTATGCTGTTGAGGTAAACAATGTTCTCGCTGATAAACTTGGGATTAATCCTGCTGCTGCTATTACTTGTGTTAAGCCCTCTGGAACAGTATCTCAGTTATGTGACTCGGCTTCTGGTATTCATCCTCGCCATAGCCAATATTATATTCGTCGTGTCCGTGCTGATAACAAGGATCCACTAACACAGTTCATGAAGGACAAGGGTGTGCCATGGGAGCCAGATGTTATGAAGCCAGACTCCACAACTGTATTCTCTTTCCCAATGAAAGCACCAAAGGGTGCAGTTGTTCGTGATGATATTGACGCTATCAAGCACCTGGAACTATGGGCCGTCTATCAGGAAGCATGGGCAGAACATAAGCCATCTGTTACCATCAATGTCAAAGAAGAAGAATGGATGAAGGTCGGTGCTTGGGTTTACGAACACTTTGATGAAATGTCCGGCGTTTCGTTCTTACCTTATGATGGAGGCAGTTACCGCCAGGCACCCTATGAAGAAATCAGTAAAGACCTTTACGAAGCAATGTTGCCAACTATCCCAACCCATTTGGACTGGGACACTCTCCAAGAGTTTGAGGATGAGACGGAAGGCGTGCAAAACCTGGCTTGTTCGGCAGGAGGGTGTGACATCTAACACACTCGGTATGTCCCTCAAAATGATGTAGAGGTTCATAAGAAATGTGTCTGTTAGAGTTCTTGTAATCTACGCAAGCGGATTCTAAAAGAAAGGCATCATACAGACACATTTTCTTTTCTTCTATTACTTCATACTTGTATTGTCTAAACCGGCCTTTGTATCTTGTTTTGGCGTCGTGTATGGTAATACCAAACTTATAAAATGATTCCGTATCATTATAAACTCTAATGATGTAGAATGTGGCAGGTTTGTCTTTTAGATATGGTCGTTTGCGGAAAATACTTTCACTATACTTTCCATTCCTTTTGTTAAACTTTGGAGTATTCCGTAATGCCAAGTCAATCTGTTGCTGTTTGGTTTTCTTTACACCAAACTTTTTACACCAGTTGTCTATTGTACCTTTATGAACTTTGTAGTATAATGCTAACTCTTGTCGGGATTTGTTTTGGTCTTGGTATAGGTGGAGGAACTCTTCCTTGCTTGGAAGAGGAATCATACCGTTCGGTTGATTTAGACGCTGTGGTTGATGGGATCTATAAATAGACATGCTGGCGCTCCAAGTTAGCGTTAGAGTAGGTGAGGGTATGCGGCCCTGTGACCTACACCTCTATTTAGCAAACATAGGATTTACAAATGTCCGATATCAAAGAAAGTTTCATAGAAAAGTTCCGTTCTCTTAGGGAAGAAAGTTTAGATGAAGAATCTAAGTCGATTACAGATTCTAATGATAGAAGAAAATATATTTCTCTTAGAAATATGGAAGCAAATAGACTCGCTAAAGCAAAGGGCACTAAGAGTCCTATATCTCAGGATCACCACAGAAAAATGGCTCAACAACATAACGATGATGCCAATGCAATTATGGACAAATATCGTAAATAGAGAAGAAAATGGAGAAAGTGAAATGAAGAAACTACTTATTGCAGCAATGCTACTAACAACACCAGCTATGGCACAGACAGATATCACCATCAGCAAGTCTCACCAGTTGATGCAGGTTGATAGTGATTATGGGTCGTATCAATGGCCCGTCTCAACTGCCCGCCGAGGTTATTATACACCTACTGGAACTTTCCGCCCCTACTCCCTTCAACTAATGCACTACTCAAAGAAGTTCGACAATGCCCCAATGCCTCACTCTATCTTTTTTAGCGGTGGTTATGCAATTCACGCTACTCCTCATGTTGGTGCTTTGGGCAGACCCGCTTCTCACGGCTGCGTTCGCCTTTCTCCAGGGAATGCTGCTACTCTATATCAGATCGTAAAGCAGGATCCCGATACAACAATTAGGATTGTACCATGACATGGAAACAAAAATTGCGTGATTGGGTAACTCTAAATGCTATTATGAATGGCGTCAATGAGGAAACCCATTACCGTGATGACCTTTTACAAAGAAAGCAAGAGATACTTGCCGAAGATGGCAGGCATCTTCTCTCGCAATATCAGAATGGTCTTGCAGACCTAGGTGAAAAGGTTGACTTGAACCGAATAGTTTCTCTGGCGGAACAAAAGATTACTGATACAGACAAAATCATCCAAATGGTGATAGCTCTTTCAGAGGCATATATGCAAGAGTATCGTTCGCAGAAGAACTATGAAGTTTCAGACAAATTTAGAAAGATTCTTTTTACACTAAAGGGGCAGAACCAATGAACCTATTTCAACTCGGCAAATTCACCTCACATGCTGGCAAGGAACTTGATTGGAAGATTGAGTGTGACGCCTTGACAGATGAAGATTGGGAATGTCTTGCTAAGATGATTAGCGAACGCACCCAGTTTGGTCGTGTATATGGTATTCCTCGTGGAGGAGAGAAGCTAGCCAAAGCATTAGAAAAGTATGCTGACCCTAAGAACCCTATTCGTCTGGTTGTTGACGATGTATGGACAACTGGCACAAGCATGAATGAAGCAATGAGCAAGGGCGACTTTGGTTTCGTTGTATTCGCAAGAAACCGAATTGTGTTCGATGCTAACAAGTATGTTCGTGCATTATTCACAATGGACCTTTTATGAATGAACTGGATGAAATTTTACATGAACAGTTGCATATTGCTAGACACTTAGCAAAGAAAATGAGAAAGGCAAGGAGGGTGATGGGTCCTGATCCCACCTTGCTCACTCTACAAGTATTGAATGAAAAAAGAACACAATACATCGAGAATATGATAAGTGACAAAACATTATTACGAAAGAAATTTAAACGAAAGAAAAAAGAAAAAGATCCAGACATACTGGCAAGGAGTACCACTCATATGTGGTACAGAAATATTTTGATGATAACCAACATCGGTTATAATATAATGGTAGATTCGTTCCAAGCCTATATGTCCTATTTCAGAAAGGATAAAGACTGATGGCAGGAGAACGAGCCGCAATATTTGGACAGTTTATTGAACAGTTAGTTGAAAGCGATGTTGGCATTCTAGAAAGGGAACAAGTCTATAGGGTTCTTTTAGAAGTGCTTGAGGAGTTTGATATCAAAGGCATGGACGGCTATCTTGATATCGATCCAGCATTTGATGAGGTGTTTAACGAGAAGTTTCCGCCTGAAATAGAAGACTACGAAGAATAACTATATACTCGTATGACATGGACATACGAGAACAAACCCTTAGAAGAAATCCCAGAAGGCTATCAAGCTTTCGTATATTGCATCACCTGTGTTCCTACAGGGCGAAAATATATTGGGAAGAAACTATTCAAATTCACTCGCACTACCAAGAAGAAAGGTAAGCGAGTAAAGAAGCAGGTCGACTCCGATTGGCAGGATTACTATGGCAGCAATAAAGAACTTTTACACCACGTGGAAATCTTCGGTAAGGAGAAGTTCACCCGAGAAATCATCCGTCTATGTAAGAGCAAAGGCGAAGCGTCGTATTATGAGGCTAAGGAACAGTTTGATAGGGATGCGCTAATCTCCGAGCAATACTATAACGAATGGATTATGGTGCGAGTTAGAAAGTCCCATGTGAAAAAGAAGTGAGGAAGAATGATTACAGTGTATTCAAAAGATCAATGTGTATTCTGCGACAAAGCAATCACCCTATTAAAACTCAAGGCAAAGGATCATGTTGTCTATAAGTTAGGCAAGGACTTTGACCGTGACACCATTCTGGAAATGTTCCCGGATGCGAGAACTTTTCCTATAATAACAGTTGACAAGGCGTTCATCGGCGGTTATAATGAGTTAGAAAAGTTGCTAAATGAGG